TAACCCAACGGTTTCTGAAAACTTCAACCGTTTCAGTATTATTGAGAATAGAGACGGTCTCTCTAACTCTTGTTTTGTAACAAGCCGAACCACGCTTACAGTCAACAGGGAAGTCATTCCAGTTGATACCGCAGTCCTTCCAGAGCATATCTTGAATAACGTTACAGCTTTTACCATGAAGCTCTTTCTGGCTAAAGTTTGCCTGCCCAACTGCCTCGATACTGTTGCGGGTTGCATCTTGCTGACGCCAAATCAGGCAGTTGCAAACTTCGTCTTTGGGAATAGAAAAAACTCTGGCATCAAACATGGCTGTACCCATCTTTGCGACCAGAGTTTCAATATACTTATTTGTGCCATTGTCACTGCTGCACATCGCTTCAGGAAAGTTCTTCCACAGCTCGGCAGCATAGGCATTTGAAAAAGCAAGCGTAGCCATTGAAGCGGAAACGCTGCACATCTTTTGGGTGTTGTATCCGAACCATGCATCCGTTGTAATTGTTGCATAGTCCGTAAGTACCAACGTGATTTCATCTGACTGCGTATATCCAAAGACACAGCCCTGAATGTTTTCACACAGGTACTTCATTGTATTTTGCATCGTTGTCATCAGGATGCGGTCAAATGGCTTTTCCATACCTCTTGTGAATGTATGAAACGCCTTGCCGTCCACTCTGATAATGGTTGGAATCCGACGAGTCAAATAGTTGCGAGCAATATTCTCGTAGCCTTTCATTCTGTCGCCGAGTGAATCATATTTCTTACTCAAGTGGGTTCACCTCCAAAGTATGTATGCAGGCTTGCACCTGCAATTATGATGCGAAGTATCCAGACGGCATCTCAACAAATGGATATGCCGGAGTGGGAATCAGGCACAGACCAGTTTCTGTGCAAGCATTTGGTTGATTCATGTCAGTTGCTTGTTTGAGGTCGAAGATGATGACGCCTTCATCTGCGAAGCGAACACCCGGCGCCTTTAACGGAACATTCATCTCGACACCAATACCGGCTTTTACAAGCGCCGTCAGCGCACGATTTCCAACCGGAATCATTCTCTTCTTGGGCTTTCCGTCTTTCGTAGAATCCGATGTAAAGAACTTCATCGCGTTCGGCGTTTCTTTGGCACAAGGCTGCAACGCAATCTGCGTTTTGTCTCTGCTGATAAACAGCCGCACAAACGGCGGATAGCCAATCTCGGAAGCTGTTGCAAGGTTAAAGGAGATGCGGTTCTTCAGGATTCGAACCTCTGCAATACTGAATGTACGAGGAACACCAACCACATCAAAGTTGTCTAAGATACTCATTGTTTCCATCCTTTCGAGGTTTAATTACAAAAAAGCCATCCAATATCCGAGGGACATCAGATGCAGACAAATCTGCCACCTCATCAACTGATGGAACCGGAACAACATTTTCGCCCTTTAGAATCTGTTGCACCTCAAGCCAAAGTTCTCTCGGAATAATCGCTTCGTGATAGCCTTGGATAAAAAACTGGTTAGCACGTCCGTCGTTCCGAATAGAGCGATGCGAAAAGATATCCACGGTAACGGTCTTCTGCATCAAAACGTCACCGGAATATTTCTCATTTGTCAAGATTGTCTTCACCGTAGAGTATGTCCACTGACCACCTCGTGGGGATGGAATACCTTGCTGGTTTAAGATGTAGCAGATTTCAGGAATCGTTTTGTCATCGTAGAACATTTGATAAATCAGCCGCACAACATTCGCTTCAGGTTCGTAAATCTCCAGCAGCCTCTTATCTCTGGTGTACCCATAGAGGTCTGCGAGCTTTGGAAGCCCCTTCTCAAATCTTTTCTGGAACCCCCATTTCACGCTCTCAGACTTTGCTTCTGACTCGCCTTGCGCAATAGCAGCCATAACGACCATCAGAAGCTCGCCGGTCTGTGTCAAGGTATTGATTGCAATATCCTCAAAATAAACAGCAACCGGCTTGTCCAGTGCCTTGAGCATACGCACAGTGGCAACGCAGTCAACAACATTTCGTGCGAACCTTGCAATGTTCTTCACGATAATCATGTCGATTTTGCCTGCTTTACAATCATCAATCATCCGTAAGAAGTCCGTGCGTTTCTTTACGGAAGTCCCAGAAATCCCTTCATCGGCGTAGATGTCATAAAGCCGCCACCCCGGATGCTTCGACACATATTCTTTGTAATACTGGCACTGCAGCTCGTAGCTTGCGAGCTGGTCTTTGTTGTCCGTACTGACTCTGCAATACGGCGCGACCACCAATGGGTCTTCTTCGCTGTGCTCAGTAGTCTTTTTAATCGAAGCGGGAATACACTGGACTTGTGCGCTATGCTCATAAGCATTGCGTATCTCATTTTGTTTATTTGTTTCCAACTTGTGTCACCCCTTTCGAATATGTATCTGTAACTTAGGGTGACCTATCGAGATGCGGGTGGGGATTTGCACCCCACAACCATTAGTCGTGCACTTTCAACACGATTGACGTTTGCAACCGCCGCGCAGTATGTCTTGCGCCGCCCTGACTGCCGTTTCTATGGGTGTTTATTAACACCAGCAGCGCGTCTACCTATTCCGTCACCGCATCATCGTTATCTCAGGGTATTGAACAGAGGAGGAGCTGTTACCTGCGCAGGAGTATCTCGCTCAATGGCGAAGATTTTCCAGTCAAAGTTCTTACCATACCGTTCAGCCCACGCAATGTCCTCAAGAACCACGGCGTTCTCATTCAGGTCTTCGCCTTCAAGATAAGACTCTTTGACTTCGTCAGGAGAGATATCGTAAACCTCAGCGACACGTCGGCACATCTCATCATGCGCCGCATCGTGCGTATCGAAATACTCAGGCTCGGAAATTTCTCGCTCCATTACTTCAATCAGCATATACTTCATAGCATTTTCTCCTTATAAAACTCAGGTTTTATTCGTAACATACGAACACATGACCCACGAAATCGCCACCGCCGATGAGATATGAACCAACATATTTCAGTTTGTCCTTCTCATCTTCTCGGATTTCCTCGCCAGTCATCTTTGTCACAACCTTCATCGGGTATGTCTGGTTTTCGGTGTCAACCATGCACCAAAGGCAAGGTCGAATCATGTCTTGAACATCCACATGAAGAACTTGTTCGTTGCATCTTGCAACGCGGTCATCGAAGTACAGCATCGGGATATTGATTACCTGTTCTGCTGTAATCTCCAATGGATACTTGTAGATTACCCTCACGTTTGCCTCCTATAGATTTAGAGATTCCAAAAGTCCTCGTTGCGGCGAGAACTCTTTATACAATTCGACCTCCTTGGTCAGCCGAGCCAAGATTGCTTCTTCCTTGACCGCGTATCTTCCCAAGTAAACTTTCTTATGGTTATAAGTAATGCTGGCAACCCACTTCTTACGTTCTTTGTCGAAGTAGACGCCAGCGACACCGGATGTATTGCACGAATACAGGCTGCGATTCCTGTCGTTCTCAGAACGCTCGCAACATCGCAAGTTTTTCTTCCTGTTATCCGCTTTGTTTTTGTTAATGTGGTCAACGCATTGACCGGGCTTTGCGTGCATCACAAGTCGATGGAACCGGACAAAGCGCCGAACGCCATTATAAAAGTAGCTACTGACAAGATAACCGTCCTTGTCACAGTACCAACTGTCGCGCCCCTTGATAAGGGGGAGGTCTTCCAAATCAAAAAGGAATTCGGTCGTCTTGATTCGCAGGATACCGTATGTATCGAGAAGTTCAATCCGCATTATGTTCTGTCCAATCCGGCTTGAAGGCGTGTAAAACATGGTATGCCATCTCGGTAACTATCTCCAACCTAATTCCAATAGCGTCTGCCATTGTCTTATTCACACTACACGCCAAGAACCTGTCGAAAGACCCGTTCTCTTCGTAATCACAAATGGCATTCTCAATCAAGTGTTCTGCATCACTCATTCTTCACCACCTCCCACAACATTGTTTGTAACCGCTTTCCGCATCGGTCGTTTCTCTAAACCCCTCAACCGATGTGCATGGGCATTGGTCGTAAACCAGAACTCACGAGCGTTGCTTGCAATGCGAGTGAGTAAAAGAAAAAACCGCCCGCGTAGCGGGCTTCTGGTTTACGAGCATAGTGCCGAATTCTTACTTTTGCCTTTGGCGAAAAGCTGCTGAAGGAAATATGTATAACAGCAAATCTACAAAGCGGTCGTTGTCTACACCCATTCAGAGACAGTCCAGTATGTTAGACTGCTGTCCTCTTCATACTCATATTTTGAAATAACTTCATCCACAGAATAGTAATCACCATCCGCAGGGGTGAGATTCTCACCGTCCCAAGAACAATAACCAACAAGCAATCCCTGTTCAATTCTCTCACTGCTTAGATACGTCAAAAGGCTTTCTGGATAGTTGGTTCTAACCATGATTTCAACTGGATGGCTCGGAAGAATGTCCTTGACTGTCATTTGAACCCTCACTTTGTCGGTTGACTTCTCTTGTTAATTACTCCATCGATATGTCCAACTTTAATGAATCCTTCTGGCTCGTCCAACTCAATTGCATATCCGTTATTGATTTTAATGAACGATGCGCCATCCACAACCCACAGGTCGCCGAAGCATGGATTCAAATAAATGTCACCATCTTGGTATTTCGCGCTCTTGTGTTCGTTGCGCTCAGCCACAACCATACCTCCAATCGGTTGTCTTCCACCACCACATATATTCCCATTGTCAGCTTAGCCCGTCTACAAAATCCCACTCGATATTGTAGCGAACCTCGTTATTCAGAATTCCGTCCAGCAGTTCATCGATGTACTCCTCATCATCTCGGTCTGTCGGGACAGGAATAACCATCTCAAACTCTGGAGCAAAGCAGGATGGCTTTACCCAAATTGTTCTTTTCTCCATGTCAGTAACCTCCTTATCGCATATCGGGCAGTACCCCGTAGTTCCATTGGATTGTATGTTTATATGGTGCCCGCACGTTGGACAGTGAATGATTTCCATAGATTCAATTTTGTCCAGCCCCTCATATTTCTTATAATGAGCAAGGGCTATCAAAATAGTCTGCTTCGTTTCTTCAGACCAACTCCGTATTCGAAATTGTTTTCGTACTTCTTCTTTATC